TCAAAGTCTTGTTGCTTAACAATTCTTGCTGCACCTACAACATCATATGGATATTCAGGTGGTAAATAACTTGCAAAAATTTTAGCTAGTAATTTAAATTCTTGTTTCATCGCTACATACAATCTTTTGTGTATAGCTGACATAACTCTAGATCCTCTCTCAAGAAGAGCAATAGTTGTTCCTACAGCAGCTTGTTGATTTCCTTCGCCTACTTGCATATCGGCAATAGCTGCAAATCTTTGACCTGCTTGAACCACGATACCCATCAATTGTAATAAAGTCGCTGATGGTTCTTTGTACGGTAAATTATAAAATGATTCTTTTAAGCTTCCACCCGGTGCATCAACATCTCTCCATTCACCTGGTTGAATAGATTGAGCATCGTCTTGTACACGAACTCCTCTTTGTTTAAATCCAGCTGGTAAATTAGATAACGTTCCTGCATCTAATAATTGGCGGAGAGCAGCCGTTGCAGTTCTGCTCAAACCGCCAATCATGTGAATGAGTCCAAATCCGTAGAATCCTAGTCCTGGCAGAAATTTGAAGTGGACAAAATATTGGATTCTATTCTTCAATGGATCATTGGGCGCAAAGTTCCTTCTTATCGAAAGAACCTTTTGACTACCTTGTTCGATTGTAACGAC